CTAAACCAAAAGCTAAAAAAGCAGTTAAAGGAGGAGCTTTGAAACGAAGAGGTTTAAAACGTAAAGGTTTAAAAAAGGCAAATCCATGGATAGAGCACGTCAAGCATATCCAATATAAATTAGGAATCCCTTATAGAATGGCTTTAAAAGAAGCTTCTAAAACTTATAGAAAAGAATAAAATGATTTTTATTTTATTAAAAATAAATAATAAAATAAATGGAAAATAAATATTCCCAAGGTAAAATCTATAAAATAAAGAACACATTGAATGACAAATTATACGTTGGGAGCACTATTCAAAATCTAGATGAAAGATTAAGAATGCATTTTAAAAATGCGATGACAAATCCCGAATCAAACTCTGAATGGTATTTATTTTTAAGAGAGAACGGGAAAGATGTTTTAATAATAGAAGAAATAGAAAAATATCCTTGTAATTCAGAAAAAGAATTATTTATCCGAGAACAATATTGGATGAATGAATTACAACCAGAATTTAATATTAAATCAGCTTTCTTAACCGAAGAAGAGAAAAAAACTTATAACATCGAATATTGTAGAAATTATGCAAGTGAACATAAAGAAGAATCTAAAGATAGAAATAAAATATATAGAGAAAAAAATAAAGATCAAATATATTTGCGCAATAAAAAATACGCAGAACAAAATCCAGAAAAAGTTAAAGAATGGAGTAAAAAAAGTCAAAAAAAATACAAAGAAAAATTAAAAAATAGGTTGTGTAAATGTGATATTTGCGACGTTGAAATACGAACAGATAGTTTAAAAAGACATCAATTATCTAAAATGCACATTAAGAATATAGAAGTTCAAATATGAATAATTAATTTTAAATTTTTTAATAATACATATTATTAAAAATGATAGGCTACGGTAGACTTAAAAAAGGAGAACTTACGATAGCTCAATTGAAAGACGAAATCTTTAAAAAAACTGGAAATAAACCTTGGACTAAAAGTTGGAGAAGAGATGACTTTGTAGATTATTTTAATAAAATAAAAAAAGTTTCTAAATTTCCAAAAGTACAAAAACAATCACTTCCACTTTTAAAAAAAGTTAAAAAGAGTGAAGTTGATTTAAAAATTCCTAAAATACATATTCCACAATCCGTTTCAGGTATTGTTTACAATGATCCCAAACAATCTCTTCAAGACGAATTATTTCAAAAATACGGAAATAAAGGAACAGAAGCAATTAAATCGTTATATGAAGAATCTATTCCGGAATTTATCGAACCTAAAGTAATTTCCAAAAAATTAAAATATTTTGATGAAGAAAAAGAATTTGAAAAATTTAAAAATAAAAATATTTTAAATCAAGATTTACTTTATAAAAAATTTAAAAATAAAAAAAGTTTTAAAAATATTTTTGAAAAAGAACAAAAACCAAATTTACTTTATGAAGAGTTAGTTCCGATGCCTCCTCTTTCTCAACAAGAGTTATATGAAAAGTTTAAAGGATCGAATAATGCAAAGTTTAAGAAACCTGTTATTCTTCCACTTTACTATCCGGAATTGGAAAAGGGAAATATAAAAATTACAAAACAAGATGAAGAAATAATTAAATTTTTAGATACATTGAAAGATAATTTACCAAAATGGAAAGTTGTACGAATCATTGCTCAAGAAGTTTTTAAAAACATTCCAATTAAGTATATGTTGGAAGCGGCTACTTCTAACGATATTGCATTTCCATCTTCATTAAAAAATAAAAGTAAAAAAGAAGTTTTAGAATATTTTAAAATTTTAGATGCGAAAAATGAAGTCGTTCAATTAAGATATATTATTCAAAAATATAAAAATCAATTACTCGATAAAAAAGCGATTTTGACGTATTTGCAAAATCGAATGTTAGACTTTCCTTCAAACGTTTCTGGAACTCAATTGATGAAAGAAATTAAATTACAATTAGCAGATTTAGAAGAATTTATTTTAGAAAAAGATATTGAATATTAAAACTTATTTAAAGAAATAGTTTTCTATTATTTGTAGACTCGTGTGGGCTAGCTTAACTTCTAATTTATCAAACGGAATTTTTTCATCTGATTTTGGATGAAAAAATTATTTAATTTTAATAATCTTTCAGAATATTAAAATGAATGTCTCAAGATTTAAAGACTTGAATGCATATAAAGAATCCACTGAAGGATTTTTTTACTTAAACGCTATTGGAACAAATAATTCAACGACTCCAATTATAATGTCTTATGACGATACTTCTACTTCCGCATTACTTAACCATCAAGAAGAGTATAAAGTGTGCTGCGTGAGGTTTGAGGTACCCTCTGTTCCATTTTTATTTGAATTTGAATCAGATAAATATTATGTAAGCTTTTCTTATGGTGGATCCACTTACACAACTGAATTAGTTTATGTTGCTTGGAACTCTTTAATCAATACAAGTACTAAGTTTTACATAACAGATTATCAACAATGGTGTGATATGATCAATACAGCTGCATCTGCTTCTTTTGCTTTGTTGAAAGCTGGTTCCGGATCTGGATTAACTCAAACAAATGCTCCAAAAATCTATTTTGATTCGGCTTTACAAAAATTCGTAATTAAAGCTGATGATAATTGGACCACAGCAACAGCTGGAACGATGCTTTGGTCAAACAAATTAGCAAAACGTATACCTACTTTCCCATCTAAATTAACTGCATTTTCAAATACCGGAACTCAAATTCTAATTTACAATATGGGAAATAACGTTTCTGGAGGATATGCTTATATGTATCAACAAAGTCAAATGTTAAGAGGAATGAACGATGTTGCTGGCCTCGTAATAACAACAAATTTAAATATTCGTTCAGAATCTTTGCCATTTGCAAATAACGGAGTTTTGAACGTATCTGCTTCCAATTTTAGAAAAGTATTGACTGATTTCCATATCGCTTACGATTTAGGAAACGAACCAATGAATAATTATATAACTGAATATATTTATAATATTCAAGATCCCGATGCAAGATCAATCTCTATTGTTGGCCAAGGTCCTTTTACAAATATAAACTTTACGATTTATTGGTTTGACCATGATCGCAATTTACACGAAATGTATTTACAATATCAACAAACATTTAGTGTTAAAATATTGTTTACTAAAAAAGCTGTTATTGTTTGAAAAGATTAATTAAATTTTATTTTATATTTATTAAAATAAAATGGAAGAACAATCTGAAAGATTTGAAAATATCGAAGAGATTAAAGAAAAGATCGAACAACCAAAACATTTTTGTGATTCTGAATGCTTAGCATTGGCTAAAAAGTTATATTGTGAAAAAAATAATCTTGATGAAAGACGTATTCACGCGATAGACAACGGAGACGATTTAGGAGTATTCTTTGTAGTTGATGGAAGAAAAGTTTTTTCTGACGAATATTGCATTTGTGAAAGAATGAAAAACGAACCTAATTTGAAAACTCGTGAAGAAGAATTGAAAAAACAATTTGTAAGAGACGAATTTAGAAAAATTCGAGATTACAAATATTTTAAAAAGATTTTAGAATTTTTAGGTAAAACTGAAGATGAATTATTATTTTAAAATATTTCTAAAATTTTAAATATTGATTAATATTTAAAATGTCTCTATATGAAATTACAAATAGTAATAATGCGAACAGGAACCTAAGTGCAACTTTATTGACTTAATTTTTTTTCTAAATTTTTAATCTTGCGATATTATTAAAAATGTCTTTGTACGAAATTACAAATAATTTTGGAAACAAAAATGTGGATTTATACGTAAATGATATTCATTGCAATAATTTAACTCCATTAACTATTGATTGTGTAAATGGAACAATAAACTTTCTGACGAGTGATGTTGTCTCAACTGGAATAGTAAATACGATAGCCATTGAAAATGCATCTGGAGATATTCGTGTTCAATCCGGATTAAACGCTTCAGGATCATCCATTACTTGTGATTATTTATCAACTAATAATACAGTTGCAATTTTAGCAGATGGAGTAATCGACGGAGGAACTGGATTACAAGTTCTTCATGGCGGAATAGATATGTCTAGAGGTGCTATTAATAATAACTATTGTTGTCAAATGACTAAATTTGCATCTCAAACAATAGCTTCTGGAGCATATCGTAAAATAACAGGTTTATTGAGTTCTAATACTTATGGTTTTAATAATAGATTAGCAAACATGGCTGATAATACAAATTCTCAAATAACAATTCAACGAACAGGAAAATATTTTATTAGAATTCAATGTTATAACGTAATTGCGGCGACTGGAGGATGTACTATGGTTTTAGGAGTTGATGGAACTTACAGTGATGCTGTATTTATTCAAGATCCTCAAACTACTACAGATTGGTGTTTAGTTGGGGATTTTGTTAGAAGTTTTACTGCTGGACAAACTGTTCAAATGTATATTGGAGTTGCTTCTTCTGGAAACGTAGGAGGAGCAGCAAATTACCAAGGTTTTTATTTATACGTTGGTTTAATCGATTAATTTTTTTTAAAAATATTTTAATTATTTTCAATTATTAAAATGTCTCTCTATGAAATTACAAATTCAGCAAATACAAATGCAAATGTCGATTTATACGTAAATGACATAACTTGCAATTCTATAAACTTTCGAAATGGTGATTCCTTAACTTATGAAAAAGGTTCATTTACTTTTAACATGTCAGGAACTGTTGTTCAAGGAGTAAATACTTTACCGGTTAAGTGGCAAAAGATTGGAAATTTCGTTCAATTAGATATTCCGGCTCATAGATACAATTTCAATGGTGGAGCAAGTTCCGTTATTTCATCGACTAACAAATTCTCAGCGAGTTTATGTCCAAACTTTGCCCCAGATCCATTACCCGTTGGAGATTACGCTTTCAATTATTTGAAAGGATGTACAGTTTCTTCGATTGATGGATCCGGAGCTGACGAATCGTTTTCAACTTATGTTTTAGATTCATCGGGAAATTTATATTTATACAAAAAATATTACGATAAATTTTTAACTTCTTCTTCTCCAATGCAAGCATATGGAGGTTCAATTAGTTATGAAAAAACTTAAAAAAATTTATTTTATTTTTTGAAATTAAGAAATGATTGAAAATAAATTTTTACAATATGTTCAAGATCAAAAAGATAAAAAAGATTTAAGTGGATATATGAAATGGTTATGTGAAGTGGATGCTTTATACGAACATGTTAAATATCCTTCTATTCGAGACTTTTTTGAAAAAAATAAAAGATTTCCAGATATAACATCGTTAGATTTTGAAGAAGCATTAATTGCATTTCTTAGATGTACATATAGACCTTCGTTTAGAACTTTCATTGAATCGAAATTTGATAAAGTGTATCCTGGAATTGATAAAGAAGATTTTGTTTGGCCTACTATTCTGCAAGATTGATTCAGGAAATAATTATTTCCTAACATGAACTTTTAAATTTAAAAGTTCCAAGCCAAATTACTGCCTGGAGGAAGTTTAGGAAATTATTTCTTTTATAGATAAATATATAAATATAATATTCAGATGTATAAATATCGTTACGTGACATAATATAATCACGTCACATAAATAGGCATACATATAGACGTCAGGAGGTTAGGAAAAAAGAACCTAAATTTCCTATAAAGGGAATTTGGCTTAAACGTTTATTTAAAAAGTTCCTGTGAAAAAAATTTTAAAGTAAATTTCTTCTCTAGGAACTTTTTAAAAATTCCTAAATCAAAAAATAATATTTATTTAAAAAAATAAATATTAATATAAAATTTAGTAAGAATGGAATTCAAATCTCAAAAAGCTCTCAAAGAACATGTTAATAAATTATTAGCAACTTATCAACCTGAAATATCTCTTAAAACTTTAGATTCTTCAAATTATAATTTCTGGGAGACGTTTATTCGTAGACATCCATGGTTTAACGATAAAAAATTTTCAGATATTAAAGTTTCTCTAAACTTTCAAGGGACGAAAGAATTAAATGTTCTTTTAGATGGTAAATGGTTATCTTGTTCAAAACAAAAATGTATAACTAAGAAAGATACTACCGAATTACAAAAATTAAATGAAGCGTGTAGAGAAGCAGTAGGAGGTTCTATTTTAAATTTTAAATCTTCAAATAATTGTGGAAAATGTGAGATTTGTGGATCTACAAATTCAATAGAAATAGATCATATTTACGAATTTAAAAATATTTTACAAGATTTTAAAAATAAATTAGGAAAAGAATTTAAAACTTTAAAATTTAAAAAAGAAGAAGGAAATAAAATCCCATTCTATGAATTTGAAGATAGAAAATATAGAATAATGTTTAAGGAATTACATGATTCACATTCCAATAATTTAAGACCATTATGTAAATCATGTAATGTTAAGAGAAATTCTAAAAATTAATTTGTTTAGGAATTTTTTCATCCATAATCAGATGAAAAAATCAATAAATTGTAAAATCATAGTGCAAAATTCCGTGAGCTTACCTACATAAGTCTCAATATTCAATTCTAATTTCTTTAAATAGGTTTCTATTTTGATCAATCCCGCGAAGATTTCTATTCCAGAAATTGAATTAATATAAATTTCAATTAATAAATTAAGACGATTGTTAAACTTTTCAAAATATTTTATTTACTAATTATTAAATGAATTATATTTTTTCTTTTGTATTTAATAAATGTCTACAGTATACGACTATGTATGTTATATCGGAAGCTATTTCAACCCACTTGCCTACTCTAATCCTTTCGGCTCCACGAGCAGCTCAGTCAACAGTATCGATTACAAAAAATGTGATGAGAAAGATTTGGTGGAGGAAACGAGAAATTGTCCGAAGCCAATGGTTGTAAATAAACAATACATTATAGATAAACTCCATTTAATCGAAGCTTTAGAGAAAATGGAAAATAAACGAAAAAATAATTGTAAATAATATTAAATTTTATTAAATTTAATATTTAAACATAACCGGATAACCTAAATCTTCAATTATTTTTTGTCTAAATTCATCGTCATCGTAATCTTTATAAATAAAAAAAATATTTTAAGAAATTCAAAATTTTTTAAAGGATATACATTCCTTTTTGGTAAACAACGTATTGAGGATACTTCTTCGATATACAAACCCATCGACTCGGAAGTTTGAGAACATTTTTTGTTTGAGATGGACTTAAACCCATTGTTTTCTCTAAAACGTCGACTACCTGTGTTCTAGGCGTAGCAGAAGGGAAACAAACTAAATGAGTCATTTCACTTGAAATGGTTCGTGTTCTCAATCCTGTTTTCAATTCGTGGGTAATAACGAAATAATGTTGATTCAATGATCTTCCAATCTCAAGTCCAGCAAATAATAGTTTTTCAACAAACTTTTTAACATCGGGATTTGCTATTCTTTCGTAATCGTCATAAACAAGAAATGATGGATTGTTTTCTGAACCAGCTAAATCTTCAACGGTTAAATTATTTTCCAAAAGAGATTCATCACAAGTTATTCTCGTAATATTTTGGAAAATTTTTTTTTCCAAATCTTCGTCATGTTCTTTACGAGAAAATATAAAAATATTACAACTTGGAAAATATTTTATAATCTCTTGTAAACACATATTGACAAAATAACTTTTTCCAGATCCGGACATTCCAGAGATCCTCACAACATTCATTTGTTTCTCTCCTCTTTCCGGAAGAAATAACGGAGTAAACTCAGCGTCTGGACCATAAAGATCTTTTCCTTGTTCTCTTTTTACAACTTGTAAAATTTCTTGATAATGATCGATTAAGCGACCTCTTGGAGGATCTTTTTCAAATACTGCTCTCATCAATACTTCCTCTTCCTTTTTCGTCATATGTTTATATTTTTTCACTTCATCGACTGCATCTCTTATTATTTTCCAAAGACTATCTGTATCGACGTCGTTTGGATCAATCTCATCTTCTCTATCGAGGTAAATAATCTTATCCTTAAATTTATTACACGATAGAGTTGCCAAGGGTCTATTTGTTTTGTTGAAGGTAAACATTTTATTTTATCAAAAGAAAAAAATAAAATAAAAAAATTAAGATTATTTTATGCAATTCAGTTAGGGATCTTCTTAGATCGAATTGCAGGTTTTGTTTGGGACTTGGATCTCAAATTTGAATTGCATAAACCAGCAATATACGAAACTCAATGATTAGGCAAGTTCTGCGTTTTCATCATCGTCTATGTTATTCTTCAAGATTCCTTCATCAACCTGTTCAGTATCAAAGTTTATATACTTTTGAGTACTCGTTACGCTCTTGTGTCCTAACGCTTTTTGTACTAATAATAATTCTTTTCCTAAATTTTCATAACACGATTTAGCAAAGTTCTTTCTCATTGTATGAGTAGATAGATTCTCAATCTTAAGATCTTTAGCTGCTCTTTCAAAAATATATGAAATCATTCTTGAAGAAACGGGTTTAGGTTTACGGACTCCATCTACTAAAATACCGTTTCTTGATGGGAAAAGAGGATTCGTTAAAACTTTTTTATCACAAAACGATTCATATATATTATCCCAATCATCTAAATAATCACGAATATATTTATGACATTTAGGGTTAAGAGGAACGCATCTTGAATCATATTTACCCTTCATTTTACTTCTTGCAACTGTTATTCTGTCATTGATCTTTGGAGGAAATTTCATTACATTTTGGATTTCGAGAGAGCAAAGTTCGGAAATTCGATATCCCGTAAATGCACCTATCATGAATAGACAAAGGTTTCTTTTTGCATATATTCCGGTTGAACCTAAAATATATTCTTTCATTCGTTTAAAGTCTGTTTTTTCAAGTGGAAGAGAAGCCATTAGTTAATATTAGAAAAATATTTTAAATTTCTTAAAATATTTTAATTAATGGATATTCAAAATTAACATTTATGAACTGTTCTAACATGTCTTGATAATGAATCTTTTCTCATTTCTTTTTGACATTTATCACAAATTACTTTTTCTTTCTTTCTTTTTTCGTTAATCACTTCTTTATTTTCCTCGTTACCTCTTTCTTTAATCGCTTCTTTATTTTTCTCATATTTTTTTTTATCTCTTTCTTTAATTAATTCTTTATTTTCTTCTACATATTTTTTTTTCTTTTCTTTTAATAATTCTTTATTATCTTCTGCATATTTTTTTTTCTTTTCTTTAATTGATTCTTTATTATCTTCTCTCCATTGAGATATAGTTCTACCAGGAATAACTTTATTTACACATTCTAACGTTTTTATATATTTTGCTTCTTGTGCAAATAATTCTTCTTTAGAAGAACATGGGAAAGTTTCTATAAGTTCTATCTTAACGTTTCCAATTTCAAATAATTCAAAACTAGATACATAATGATATTTTCCTTCTTTATATCTTAAAAAACAATTTTTATGTTTAGCTAACCTATTACAAAGATTTTGAGTCGTTGATCCTATATAAATTTTATCTGAATCATAAACTGTTAATTTATAAATTTTTCCTTTAGAATAATCAACCATTCTTTTTTATTCTTTTTAATTCTTTTTTATTCTTTTAAATCACTTTAGTAGAGCGTGCAAGCTTCGGTTCCTGAAGAAATATTAGTAAATCGAACATAGAATATTCTGGATGTATGAGTGAATACCTTTGGAGTTCCATTAAGTGTGAATCCTGTATTTGTTGTTATAGTAGTGTCTCCTACAGTACTGACGTACATGAAAGATATTGTATCACCTACCTTAATACTTGGCAGCGCGGCAACAAGTTGGGCTGCCGTGCATATTTGACTATTTCCTGTTGCAGCTCCATTGGTTATAATTCCTGCAACAATATTTGCAGCTGTAAAGCTAGTCGTGACGGCATTAGCTTCAGCCTTCAAAACGTTTCCAACTTGAGTATGAACTGAATTAACGTAGAGATCAACATTTTTGTTGACGAAACTTGATTGTTTGATATCATAAACGGACATTGTTTAATTATAAAAAATAAAAAAAATATTTTATTTTTTTCCTCCTTTCCAAATATAATCTTTAGCTGCTGCTAAGTCAGTTATCGTTCTCAAAACTTTATTGTAAAGAGACGGAACTACTTCTTTGATATCTTGTAAAATCCATTTTTTAGCTTCTTCAGGAATTAAATTTCCAATTAAATCAATTACAAATCTTTGACAATTGTAGACGATTGCATCATAACGATAAAAATTAGGTCCCGATTTCTTTTCTCCTTGTTCGAATAAACTTTTTAGAGATGGTGGTTTTGGAAAAGTTATTTCAATCGAAACTGCATTTTTATCCGGGAACCCTCCGGGAACAATGCGTAATCGTTGATTCTTCTCAATCCCAACAACACTCCCATCTTCTAAATATAAATTCAAATATAGATGATATAAATCGTCATAATTTAATTTTTTCAATTTATTTTCCAATTGAAATAAACTTGCAACATTTAAAATCGATGTAATTGTTTTTTGAATTGGTATTTTCATTATTTTTACTTTCATAACTCTTTCATTTCCGACATCATTGAGCAGATTTTCAACTTCTTTAGGACGAACTTCTAATGGATGAAATCCTGATTTAATTTGAAAAAATCCTCTTTTCAATCCTGGAATTATATCTTTTATCCCAGATCCGTAAGGATCGTCGTTATCATTCACATACATTTTTAATATTCTGAAAGATTAAAAATTTTCGACTTTGAAGAAAATAAAAAAAAATTTTTTTTTATTTTTACAGTTTAAAATGTCTTTACTTATCGATCGTAAACCCGAATTTACAAGATTACCTCGTGTTGTTGATTTTAACCAAAAGGAAATTATGGTTATTGATCAAGGAGTATCCCAATGTTCTCCTATGGTTCTCAACGCCCAATCAACCTCTGATTCATCTATTACATTTAATCTTATTCCATCGTCTTTCGATGCAGTTATTTCAAGAAAGTTTTTGTTGAGATTTAAATTTCGCGTAACCATTGCATCTCCAGATTATGGACAAAAAATATCTGAAGGATTCAATACTGGATTGGCTTCTCTTCAATCTTATCCAATTAACAGAGTTATTACAAATTCTAATTTATCTTTGAACAATATTTCATCATTCCAAAATCAAAATTCAAGACTCATCAGAGCTATGCAACATATCAACTCTTGTCAAGAATTGATTAATGGAGATCTTTCAACTGCTCCATCTAGAGCCGATACTTCTACTGATTTCTCAGTAGTTGCTAACTCTACAATGAATCCAATGGCTTCATATCAATCTTCTACTTTTGATAATCTCGCAAGAGGGGCCTTCCGCTATGAAAATTTAACTAGCGATACTAACACTGCAATGGTTATGGATTATGTTGTTTCTGAATACTTATATTGCCCTGTACTTGTAAATGGAGGAGAAGAATTAAAAGGTATTACTAAACAAACTCAAATTCAATTGAGTTTACAATTGGCTAATTTGAGCAATATTCTTTCTTACAATGCTTCTGCTCTTGGAGCTTGGACTAGTGTTTCTGTTTCAATCATCACTGCAGAACTTTTATACAATAGTTATACTAACAATTTGATTGCTCCAATTCCTCAATATATTTCTTATCCATACAAAAAATTGTCTAATGTTTATCAAACTTCAATTGGATCTATTTCTGGTTCTGCTACTTTTAGTGCACAATCAAATAACATTCAAATGACTGGACTTCCCAATCGTATTATGATCTGGGCTGAAAGAACTGAATCGTCTAGAACTTATATTCATTGTGATTCATTTGCTAATCTTTCTCAAATATCTATTACTTTTGCAAATAGAACAGGTATTTTGTCATCTGCTTCAGAACAACAATTGTATCATATCTCTAAAGACAATGGAATTGATATTTCTTACCCACACTGGCGCAGCTACCTCGGATCGATCTTAGTTTTGGATCCAGCTAAAGATTTTGGATTGGATCCAGATTGCGTGGCCGGAATCGCTAATTTTACCGGGAACTTCCAAGTTTCTCTTACCGGAAAGAATCTTTCTGCTAACGCTGTAGACTTTACTTTGAACATTGTTATGGTTAACGATGCAGTTCTCCAAATTTCTGACCAAAATGCTCAAGTACAAGATGTTCTCATTACTCGTGAAGACGTTTTGTCTGCACCACAATTACCTAAAGTTCCACAATCTGAAGCCAAAGGAATGGTTGGATACGGATTTTTCGACTCAGCTAAAAAATTTTTACAAGATTCTAAATTGATCTCTAAAGGTTTGAAAGCTGTTGGGGCTATTCCAAATCCATATGCTCAAGCTGTTGGATCAATCGGAGGTCCAATTGCTGAATCTCTCGGATACGGAAAGAAAAGAAGTGCTCGTGGGCTCGTGGGCGGAAGAATGTACTGAAGTAATTAACTTAAAAAATTTTTAATTAAACTAAAATTAAAAATTAGTAGTTGAACCAATATAAATTTTATCACAATTTTTTGAACTAATTTTATAAATTTTACCTTGTAAGTATTTATTTTCCATTTTTAATTTTTTTTAAAAATAAAATTAAAAATCATTTTTTTTAATAATAATATTGATGAAAAACATCAATATCTCTATTACCACAATAAACATAATTTAAAATTTGATCTACAATACCTATTTCTTTAACTTTTGGAAGCAAAAATTTAATTAATTGATTTACAATAGGCATTGAATATTTCCCCTCTCTCTTAAAAGTAATAGGAATTAAAAGTGTAATAGTGTCAAACTTAAATATATAACGATTATTATTTATTACACAAATATAAATATTGCGTTTTTTTAGTTTACATAGACCAAATTTTTTTTTATAAAGAGAATTTATATGTTCATTTTCAATTAAATCTTTTTCGCTTAAATTATCATCAATTATAGAATTTAAAAAATCATAATCTATTTTGAAATTAAAAAAATTTTCAATCTTTTCAATATTAGATAAATTAGAAAGTAAAAGTTTGCTTTTTTCTTCATCACATTCTAAACCAACAGAAAATAAAATATTACCTAAATCAGATTCACGTTTAGAATTTAAAATACAATTAACAAGTTTTCCACAAAAATTTTCAATTTTAGGTATATTTTGTTTAAGAAGATCTTCTTTTTGTTTATTTGCAATTAATAAATTTTTGTTAATAAGGGTGAGTTCTTTTGAAGTATATTTATTCATTTTTATTAAAATAAATAAATAATTTTTTAAATTTTAAAATAAAATAATATTACAGCGAAAATCCCAGATGCTACAAAAGCAATCTATCTTTTTAATCATCGAGATCAAATTCATAACGCGCATCATTTCTTCCTCTAAGTTCATCATAGTATTCAGATTTGCGTTCTGGTTCAAGTGGTGGATAATTTATTTCAACAAAACGGAAATCATCTGAATAATTTAAATGTCGAATAAAAGTTTCTAATCTTTTTTCTTGTTCCATGTTTACTAATTTTTATATATATATTTATTTTTTTAAATAAGTTTATTTTTAAAAAATCATTTTATTTTTTG